TAATTGTTGAGTTTGCCGCTAGAGAAGAGACGTACAACGTGCCGTACTGAGCACTTGTTGCAGCAATGTTGGTTCCTGAAGCGTCGCCTTCGGTCAGGGATATGGTCAGAGCACCGGCTGTAAAGTCTGAACTTGTCAGAGCAGTACGCCCTGCAATCGCTATATCAATGTATTGGCTTAGACCGTTGTTGGTGATGTCACCCCAAACACCGGATTCAGTTCCTGTAACTGGAAGAGGAAGATCCAGAAGGGTTGTACGATTAATTGTCATTTAATGCTCCTATGCCGCTATCGGCAACCAATTCGGGGTTTGGTTATCATTTATTGGCGTCCAGTTCGGATTCTGTATGGTCGCTGTACCGCCTACTAAAGTCAATTGCCCACTTGCTGGAGTAATAACCTTGGACTGTGCAATACTCGGTGCTGCTCCAACAAGACTTAATGTTCCTGTAGACGGGAATCTAACCTGTCCACGTAATACTGTGGGTGCTGCACCTGCACTTGTCACCGCCCCCACTGACGGTGTAATCCTAACATCTTGAACAACGACGGGTTGATTTGCGGCTATTGTGACCGCCCCCGCACCGGGGACTACGTCGATGTTTCTAAACACCTCAACCGGGTATCCAAGAACAGCGATACTTCCTGTTGACGGAGTAACTACATTATCCGTTATAACGCTCGGAGCAACACCAGCCAAAACAGCCGCCCCAACAGTGGGCGTAACTACTGTTCCAACAACTGCAACCGGTGCTGCACCTGCCAAAACAACATCATCAACGTCCGGCGTAATTACAGTGCCAGTAACTACAAGGCTTGGTGCTGACCCAACAATTACCGCTCCACCACTTGGCGTAGCGATTGAACCTATTGCCGTTGTGGGTGCTGCACCAACTAAACTTAAACTGCCAGCCGCCGGGGTAATAACTGAATCAACAACTACTGCTGGGGCCGCTCCCTCAAGAACGACAGCACCGACGCTGGGGACGACGACATCCCCGCCCCATTCGCCACTCCCCCAAGGGCCGTTACCCCATGCCATTTTAGGTCAGCGTAAATACGCCGGTAGCAGCAGGAAGAACAGTAAGGGTGTTAGGCGAAGTAACAGTAAATTGTGCGGACGACAACTGGCAGAAGCAAAGAAGTTTACCCGCCGAGTTATAAATCACCGCATATTTAACGTTCGTCAGCGAAGCGCCCGAAGCAGTAAAAGTCAGACCTATCGTCGAGTAGGTGAACTTCATCTGTTTGGCAGACGCACCAGTCGTCCATTGACCCGTTGCTGGCACAAGCGCTTTTCCGCCCGAGACGTATCCACCAGTGGCAGAGATCTCATTGGTCAGAGAAGCAAAAGTGCTCAGGGTGAAGGTAGACGCATTACTAGCACTACGGAAGAGCGCCATCTTAAAGTTGTTAACACCAAGTTCGATGGTGCCGTTACCGATGTAACGCTTGCCATCGTTGTAAAGTTGCCATGCTGAAGCAGCCATTTTAAATCTCCTCTAAAGCGGCACGTTGAGCGCCTGATTCCAAAATTTGACGGAGTAACCCGCCGTAGATTTCCAACTCCATAACATCACCCATACAACCCACGAGTTCAATAAATTCCCGAGCCTGAGAAACCATCCACGGATTACATTTAAACTCTTTGCCGCCTACCCGAACAGGTATGACCAACTGATCGTCATTTTCCTGCTGCTCATAAGCGTGATGCGCCCCATCCTCTAGGCACGAATCGCACCCAAAAATATGGAAACGTTTGAATCCCAACATTCTAAACAAAGGCATGGCCCGTAACAAGACCGTTGAGCCACCGGGGACTGGATAGCACTTGGGGTAAACCTCTTTAAGCGCATCTTGGATTTCTTCAGCACTTGTGTGCCAGATGTAGGTCTGATTCCGTACTCTTCCCAGAGCATCGAACACCGAAGGATCGCATTGCGATGCAATAAAGTATTTGCAGTCAGGAATAGTGTTTTCAACAAACCGAACATTGAACGGACGAGCATCCACCATGACATAAGCCGAGGGTTTAATGTCGTGATCCAAACAATATTGGTACGCATTATTCATGCAAACGAGTTTGACGCCCTGCTCTCTGAGTTTGCGTATCTGGGGAATCTGGGATTTCAACGACGGCCCACCGCCAACCAGCATTACCTCTACATTATTGGTCGGATACGGCTGAACCTGTTGGAACCCAAGCCGAGTGTTATGCCTGACATTTGCCAGCACAGTATCCAGCCCAGCATTTAACTCGCCCTTCATCTCAAATTCTTCGGCGGCAACCCAGACTTCATCCTTTGGCGGGATGGGCGCTATAACAACCGTAGGAGGATCAGATCGAATACTAGAGAACATTAGGAGAGCCTTATGATTGCGCTAGTCGAAGTAGCGGGTGGGAACTGCACTTGGAACGTTGTTACCGAAGTTTTGTCAGATCCAAAGTCCAATACGCAAATCGCACCATTGGCACCGGCTTTATAAATTAATGCACCACGGGCTGTAAACGCTCCAGACCAAGACGTATTAGCAAAGGTCACAAAAGCCACGTTACTTGATATTGAAACCGTTGGGGTCAAAGTATTCCCACCAGCCGTATATCCAGTAGCGACTACCTCTCCAGTCGTCGTATACGCCGTTGTGCTTGCGTCTAATGTGGCTGAGTTTGTATACAGCGCAATCTTGATCGTATCCACAGACAGATCAAAGTCTCCATTGAGAAGACCCGTCTTAAATACGTTACAGGTAAAGTTGCCCGTGAACGCCATTTACCGCACCCCGTTATTCTGAGGCAGGTTTGGCATCCGGAACTGACCCGACCTGTAGGCGTCGCTACGATCCATACCATCACCAAGGCGTTTAGCCAGTAAGAGGGCTTCGTTATAACGGTCTGTGTAATTCTTGATCGTGTCCGCATCCGACTTCATGTACGCAGCAGCCTCTAGTAGAGCGCCATAAAGAAGTACGGAGTCAAAATTATCACCAAGCCAACTTGTTCCAGCAGTGACAATGGACTCTGGGTAATAGTAATAATGCAACTCCATCGTATACGCCGCATTTGGAGTAGGCCCCAAAATAAATGTGTTGTTATCAAATAGTGCGTAATAAGCCGGTATCCCAGAATCTGATGCCTTCGGATAAGCAGCCCGTATAAAGTTAACGTCTTTGTTTAGCAAGTACTCGTAATTACCATCCCCATCAATCGCAGCCAGTGAATAAACTGACAAGAAGTCAACAGGAGTGGCTAAGTACTTATTGCCGGATGTCGTTGTTCCGGTAGAGTTTTTGCGGATAACCGGAAACTGAACGCTGTTGTATATACGTTGTTCAGCCTCTTGTACAAATCGAGCAATCTGTTCGGCAGACGTAAGCCCACCTGACCCCACCGCTTGTGGGAAGTCATTCTCAGAGTACGCCTTGATTGCAGCGGTTAACTGCGTGTAGTTCACGGCTTAGCCCAGTTTTGTAGAAGAATTGCAGCCCTTTGTTGCTGCGCCGCAACCACGGGTCTTAACAGTTTGCGTATTAGCGACATTGTTCGGGTAGCCGTTATTACCTTCGTCACCCGTGTAAACCTCGGGCTGTTTGTATTTCCCAATCGGATCTTTAGTCTCGGCTGGGAAGAAAGTGCATTTATCAGGGGCGCTCATATCTAACTCCTTAAGTTACTGCTACGGTCACAGTGCCAAGCGAAATGCCCAGCGCTAGATTATTTGGGGTAAGTCCGTCGTCATCTGCCCTACTACCACCAACCGGTGCCCAGCCCCATTGAATGATTCTACTGCCTCCAGAGGGGTCTCCGCTACCTAGCGGGCCACTTCCAGACTGGATTTGTAGGCCAGTATAACCAGCCTGTATATACGTTGTATCTGGCCTTGGGTTCCTCAAAGCCTGCGGGTCATCGACCGGATACATACCCAACTGCAACTGCGGCTGATCGGGTTCCCAGCAACTGGGGCAGACCAGCAAATTCACGTTTTTCGTCTTGATGACGATCTGTTGCAACTGCTTTAACTTGTACTGAAAGCCACACCTATCGCACTCCGATATGGCCCATTTGCCGGATGCGAAGTTATTGGGCATTACATGCCCCCACCACCAATAAACATCTGACGGGGCGCAAGCCGCAAAGCAGCCTTTTCCCTGTCCTCGCTAGAAGCCAACGCCCACTGCTCCTCGTACTGCGCTTTGAGCATGTCAACCCTTGGAAGGGCGTCGGGGATCTTCATAGCCAAGTAATAGGCCAGCCCAGCCACCAGACAGGGCAGCATCCGGAAGGGGATGTCTTGGGTATTCACACCATTGCCAGCGTCTTGGATACGCTTTAGACGCCAATAAACGAAGGTGTAGAAGTTAGACTGATCCGGGGTAGGCCAGACGTTGATCGTCGGGTAGTTAATAGTTGTGCCGGGAGGAATCAACCCATCTGGCTCAGTAGCACCGGATTGGCGGTCAATCCACACCTGAATCGGTCGGCCTTGGGCGTTCTTGTTAGAAATGTTGGCGTAGGTAGAAACACTAATACGGCTGATGTTAATGTCGGTCTGCTCAACCCCAGTCTGGGTACGGATCACGTGATCCAGCAGGTCAATGGTATCGACGGGAAGGTTGTAGACAATCTGGCCCTGCACCATCGGGATTTGGCCCTGCTCAATCGTCCAGAGGTTAATGCCCCGGTTAGCCCATTCGATAGTAAGGAGGTTCAAGGATCGACGCGCCGTGCGCATGTCGTAGCCCGTACGCAACTCAGAACCGGCACGCTCAAACGCCTCCTCGATAATATTCGTGAGGTCTAAATTAAACGATTGGGTGCCGGAGGTAGTCATTTCATACCTTTAAGGGTTTGGGCCAGACGAGCACGTTGACCCATCTTTCCGGGCTTTTTAGCCGCAGCCGCTAGTTTGCCAGCGGGGATCTTCTCACCCTTCTTGACACCGAGAGACTTACGCAGAGCACCGGGCTTCTTAACGGCCTCCTGAATCCACTTTGCACTGCCACCCTTTTTAAAACCCTCGACACCACGGGCTTTGAGAATGTCTTTTTTGGTTACTTCGCCGTCACCGGTTAGGTCTGGAAACTTAGCCATTATCTGAACCTCGCTGTCTTTTTTGCTATGGTTTTGGGTTGTTTAACAAACTGCTTACCGGCTGCTTTTCCTGCTCTTTTGGCTCTTGTTGTTGCCGCGTACTCAGAAGCAGACAGATTCTTGATAGCCGCCTCTGGGAGATACCTCTCCCCTGTAGCTTTTGAACCTTGAGTGGAGGGTTTACCACTTTTGGTTCTCCACTTTTGGTCCGTCCAGTCTTTTAATGACTGCTGTGGCTTCTTTAGCGGCATTGTCCTCTGTCCTTCTCAATTCTCGGTACGTCTGCGACGCTTTCAAGATCCATCTAAAAACGTTCCCATCTACATGCGGGTTGTACAACGGACGACGGATCACGATTTATAGCCGCCCCCGGACTTCTTATATTGCTGGGCTAGCATCTGGGCCTTCCTCGCGGACCACTGCCCCGGATTACCACCCTTACCGCCAGCCTTGATCTTTTCAAAGAGCGACTTGCGCATCCCCGGCTTTGTATAGACGCCAGCTTCGTTTACGCGGGACTTGACCTCGCCACCTTTGGCATACATCGTCACCTCATCCGGATCGTCTTTCCGTCTAATGGTTTTTGCCTTTGGCATCTTGGAGGCGCGTATAGCGCCCATCCCGCGTAAACGAAGCTGGTGTCTATACAAAGCCGGGGATGCGCAAGTCGCTCTTTGAGAAGAGCAACGCTGGCGGTAAGGGAGCAGCGC